AAGACGTCGAGAAGTTGGGCGGTAAGATAGATAAAGTCTATTGGGTTCTCTTAGCAGCAGCGGGATCTGCTGTACTCTTTGCACTAGGTATATTATTTAATTAATGAATCAAGGCATTACAGAGCTCTTTAAAACTAATATATATTGTTGTGATTTAAAAATAAATTTAGAACAATTAAAAAATAATATATTAGACATAAGAAAAAAAGATCCAAAAGGAAGATTAGTTAGTAATCAAGGAGGATGGCAATCTAATTTTTTAAATGACATTGGTGAAGTAAAAAAACATATAGAAGACCACTCTTTAAAATATTTAGATGAGTTAGGTTTATCAAAATCTAATAAAATAGAAACGTGTTGGGCTAACATAAATGGATATAAAGATACTAATACGTGGCACACTCACCCAAAATCTGTTATTTCTGGTGTTTTTTATGTAGATGCAAATGAAAAATCAGGAAATTTAAAGTTTTTTCATCCTTACATTAATGATATATCTAGAGAATGGGAAGAACATATAAAAAATTTTAATTTAATGAATAATGTAGAAACTGAAATAAAACCTAAATCTGGTTTATTAATATTATTTCCAAGTTTTTTACCACATTCAGTTAATCCAAATTTAAACAAGGAGGAGAGGATATCTATATCTTTTAACATATGAATCTTACACGTAATTTTAGCTTATTAGAGCTTACTAAATCTGACACTGCGATCAGAAAAGGGATTAATAACAATCCTAATGCAGAACAAATAGAAAAATTAAAAGCATTGTGTGAAAATATTCTTCAACCAGTGCGTGATCACTTTGGCAGGGTAAAGGTGACTAGCGGTTTTCGTAGCGTAGAATTATGTCTTGCTATTGGCAGCTCAAGCAATTCGCAGCACGCTAAGGCTGAGGCCGCAGACTTCGAATGTCCAGGTGTAGATAACGTTGAACTTTTTGATTGGATTAAATCTAATCTTTCTCCAGATCAGCTAATTCTTGAATTTTATGTTCCGGGTGAACCTAATAGTGGATGGATTCATGCAAGTTGGGTAGAGGGGACACCAAGAGCATCATTCTTGCATGCGTTTAAAGAGGGCGGCAAAACAAAATACAAACCAATACTAGGAAAAGCAAAAGATATATTTGTTTAAATCCAAGTTTTTAACTCTTCACCTAATACTTCAGATGCAATATTTATTTTATCTCTTAAAGCCTTCACAATCTTCTCATCAACAGTGTCCTCACAAATCAAATCAACGTACGTCACTGTCTTCTTTTGCCCTATTCTGTGTGCTCGGTCTTCTGATTGTAATCTCTTTTCTAAGTCATATCCATTAGAATAATAAATAACCGTGTTAGCCTGTGTAAGTGTAATACCATAGCCACCTGTTTGCGGTGTGCCTACTAAAAATCTACATTTAGGATCATTTTGAAACCTACGGATAAAATCTTGTCTATCTTCTTGTGATGTTAAACCATAGTAATGAACATAAGAATCTTTACCATATTCTTTTACTATTCTTTGTATAATTTCTCCAACACTTAACTGATAGTTAGCCCATATAATAGCTTTACCTTCTGTCTCTTGAAGCACAGACATAAGTTCATTTAATCTATTACTTTCAATAGATTGTATTGAACCATCATCAGCAGTAAAATGACCACAAGTTATTTGATGCAATCTCATTAATTGTGTAAGAACAGTCATAGTAGATGTAACTTTACCATTTAATGTGGCTATTGCCTGTTTTTTCATTTGTTCGTATATCTTTTTTTGATCTGGCGTTAATGTTATATAACGTTTAATAAAATTTTTAGGAGGCAAATCTAAACAATCTTCTTTTAACACTCTGTAGGAAAAATTTTTTACTTTATCTGATAGTTCTGCAAGATTTTGAAAAGCATGCACCACTTGTATTGATCGGCCACGTATATGCATAGTTTTCATTTCTGCGTATCTGTTACGAAAGGAATAATACGAAGCATGATTTAATAGATACGGATCAAGAAACTCGCACTGCGTGTATAAATCTAAAGGATTTTTTGTAATAGGGGAACCTGTCATCACTCTTCTATATTTTGCATATTTACCAAGGCCTATAATATTTTTAGTTCTTTTAGCCGTGGGTGTTTTAATAGTAGTAGACTCATCAATTGCCATTAATACTTTGTGTGAATTTAAAAATTTACTAGCAAATTTCATACCTTTATCTGTGCTAAACGCTTCAACATTCATAACTAAAATGTGTAAAGCTGTTTCTATTTCAAACAAACTTTCTAGTTTTTCTTGTTGTTTCTTTGTAATGTTTGGTTGCCACAATACTGACACATTTTCTATATGGTTTGCTAAGTGTGTAGGAAGTTCTTGTTCATACCAAGTTTTTACAACACCTTTTGGTGCAACAATCAAAGCACCATCTATCTTGCCTTTATCATAAAGCATAGACATATTATCAATTAATACTTTTGTTTTACCTGTACCCATCTCCATAAAGTATGCGTAGGTTTCTTTATTCCATGACTTTTCTAAAGCAGTCAACTGATGCGCGTATGGCTTTGTCTTAAATTTATATTTCATATTTTTTTCTTTCTGGGTTGACATATAATCCAGGATAAACTATATGTCAAGGCATAATGTCAGAAAGAATAGTGTATGTAATTCAGGAAATACCTGGTACCAAATATAATGCGCCTAGAATAAATGTTTTAGATGCAGAAGAGTTTGGAAAATTAAAATTTTTGATGAAAGAAGATTCACAAATAATTTTTTCACCAGGTCCTTTAATTTTTGAATTAAGAAAAAAATTAAAAAATTTTAAAAAGGATGATTATATATTATGCACGGGTGATCCTGCAATTGTGGGTATCGCGTGTTCCTTAGTATCAGATATTACAAATGGAAAATATAATTTATTAAAATGGGATAGACAATCAAAACAATATTATTCTTTAACAATTAACTTATATGAAAGAGGAGAAATAGATGGCGACAATTAATAAAGATGGAAAAACATATTTGGAAGAAAATGAAAAACCAGTTGCAAGAGGTAATACATTTTCAATGAACCCAATTGATTTTGAAAGAGACCAACAGGATGCAATGAAAAAGACTGAAGGTATTCAGTCCCTTGCAGATCAAGTTGAAAGATTAGAGACATGTGATGATCGTATTGCAGATTTAGAGAACGATTTAAAGATGATGAAAAAGAAAAGAGACCACATATCAGGTGAGGTTATACCAACCATGATGTCTGAGATGGGTCTAGCAGA